ACAGTTTTTTTGTGGCTACCTAGCCGAAGTCAACTTCATTGACGGCACTGCCCTAGACGCCACCAGCTTTGGCGAAACCATCAACGGCATCTGGGTACCAAAGGAAGTATCAGGATTAACATATGGCACTAACGGCTTCTACCTGTCATTCGCAGACAGCGCGGCAATAGGCGATGACCTATCAGGCAACACCAATGACTTTACTGCCAATAACCTAGCCGCAAGCGATGTCGTGCCGGACAGCCCGACTAATAACTTTGCTACGTTAAATCCGTTATCAAAAGGTTCTGGTGGGATTACATTATCAGAAGGTAATCTAAAAGCGGTAACAGCGGTTGCTGGCATAAGCAATACATATAGCACATTTGGTATGAATAGCGGAAAATGGTACTGGGAAAATTACTTTGTTACGGCCTATCAATCGTACAGCGGCGTGTCAACAAGCGTCACAGCATCAGGTGGTAACGTAGCTATTTACGTTGTTTATGTGCCTTCGGGCAATAAAGATATAAGTGGTTCTGCATCAGCATACGGCGCAAGTTTTACAGACGGCGACATCATTGGGACGGCATTAGATTTAGATGGTGGTACTGTTACATTTTATAAGAACGGTGTTTCACAAGGCTCAATTTCATTACCATCTAATACTGCCGAATGGATGGCTTATATTGCTGACGGTTCATCATCAGATAGTACAACTCAAATTCTTAACTTTGGTCAGGACAGCACATTTGCTGGCACAACCACCGCTGGCGGTAATGCAGATGGCAACGGCTACGGTGATTTCAAGTACGCAGTACCATCCGGCTTTTTAGCGTTAAATTCAGCCAACCTACCAGAACCAGCCATCGGCCCGAACAGCGACACAACGAGTGACGAACACTTTAATACGGTGCTGTGGACTGGTAATGGGTCAACTGGTCGTTCAATAACTGGTGTAAATTTTTCCCCAGATTTTGTTTGGACTAAGGGTAGAAGCGGAACAAGACAGCATCTTCTTTTTGATACTATTCGTGGCAACGGCGCATATTTATTGACAACTTCGACTAATCCTGAAGCTACTGATACAAACACTTTAACGACGTTTGACAGTGATGGCTTCACTATTGGAAGTAATGTAAACATAAACAATAATACAGAAACCTACGTCGGTTGGAACTGGAAAGCTGGCGGCACAGCCGTAAGCAACACCGATGGTAGTATTACGTCACAGGTATCGGCTAATCCTGATGCTGGGTTTAGCATAGTGTCCTACACTGGCACAGGTGCTAGCGACACTTATGGACACGGGCTTGGGGTCGCCCCAAATATGATATTGACCAGAGACAGAACAAACAGCGCACATTGGGCAGTTTATGTTTCAGATATTGGCACTGGTAAATACTTAGAACTAGACCGAACCATAGCTGTAACAACCGCCGCCGCAATATATCCATCTGTTTCATCAACCACTATTGGCGTTGGTGTGCAGGGTGGTGGGTCTATTACAAACACTTTAGGCGATAACTATATTTCATATTGTTTCGCAAATGTTGATGGCCACCTGAAATGTGGCTCATATGTCGGCAACGGCCAAAATTCACCTAACGGCACCTTCGTCTATACCGGATTTCGTCCCGCCTTCGTGATGGTGAAAGATATTACCGATACCAGTAACTGGATTATTATAGATAATCTTCGGGCTAATCCATACAACATTGATACGGCTAGGCTGTACGCTAATTCTACCGCGCCTGAAGCGGCCACAAACACAAATCGGTATATGGAATTGTTCTCTAATGGGTTTAGGTTACACGGAAACAACGCCGCTGATGTGGCGAATAAGTGGAACGAAAGTGGCGATAGCTACACCTACCTCGCCTTTGCCGAACAACCATTCAAATACGCCAACGCCAGATAGGAGATAACCAATGGCATACAAATATAATGGTAAAGTCATCCGCGCTGGTCGGGCGTGGGCAGACGATAACGGATTACAGCACCCGGCCAACTGGATGAAGATGTCGGACAGCCGTAAGACCGAAATCGGTCTGGTGTATGAGGCTGACCCAGCAGTCGCCAGCTTCGACAATCGCTTTTACTGGTCGGCTGGCGTTGAACGCGCTCTGGACGATGTCAACGAAGTCAATGACGATAACACGCCTATGCTCGACATTAACGGCAACCAAGTCGTTACAAAGGGCTTGAAGAGCAACGCAATCGCGCAGGTTAAAGTGACTGCGGCTGGCTTACTGGCACCGACAGACTGGATGGTCGTGCGCTCTGCCGAAAACGGCACCGACATCCCTGCCGACATACTCGCCTATCGCGCCAACGTCAGAGCCGCCTCAGAGCAAATTGAGACAGCAATCAGCGGTGCAACTACCCACGCGGCGTTTATGGCGCTGTATGACGCTCCTGTGGACGCTGACGGTATGCCTACAGGCAACGCACCCATCAACGACTGGCCAGAGGCATAAGCTATGGAAATGACCAGCCTCATCGACACGCTGACCGGGCTAGTCGTGGCTGGCCTCGCTTGGTTCCTGTCTGAGCAAAGCAAAGAGCAGAAGCGGCTCAACATTTTGCTGAACAAGACCCGTGAAGAATATGCCACAAAGATGGAACTGCGTGATGATATGCGTCAGGTGATGGATGCCCTGCACCGCGTCGAGGACAAGCTCGACAAAGTCTTGGGTCGTGGTTGAGGGCTTTGTATTTCTGGTTGTGCTAATGCTAAACACTGGCCAACTGGAAGTACACGCCGACATCCTACCTGCTTGCCCACCAGAAGAACAAGTCATCCAGAACTACGAACAGCTAATCGAGCGCGGCGACATCCGCGACTGGCGGGCTATGTGTAAGAAAGTCACGTTTGACGACCAAGGCACATGATAGAGTTTCTGCTAGTCGTATATATGGGCGCTGGCATCATCAGCCAGACGCAGACATTCGCTGACGTTGACAGGTGCCTGTACATAGCAAATCGCCTAAACCACCAGCCGCCCATATCGTCATTGGACGGCAAACGTGTTAAAATGGTAGCCATCTGCAAACCCGTGCCGAGGTGAGGCTATGGAACCGATAAGCACCGCGTTGGCCGGTATCGCGCTCGTAAAGAGTAGCGTCGAATTTATCAAATCGAACATATCGACGGCCAAGGACATAGGCGAAATCGCCAGCCAGATCGACGCGCTATTCACCGGCGAGAAGCAGGTGCAAGAGGCGCGCAACAAAAAAGCCAAGGGCGGGCTGGCGGATCAGTTTGGCGTGCAGACTGTGGCCAAGGAAATCATCGACGCAAAGCTCGCCGCCGAGAAGATGCAGGAAGTCGCCACAATGATCGACATGCGCTTCGGCCACGGCACTTGGGCGGGCATACTGGCCGAGCGCCAGAGGCGTCTTCAAGAGGCGCGTGAGGCCGCCAGAGAGCGAGCGCGTGCGGCGGCAAACCGGCAGGCCGAGATCGAGGAAATGTTAAAGGTCGGCGCCCTAGTCGTTGGCGCAATCATTGCGGCGATTATTATGATAATTGCGGCATTGCAGTCAGCTTGGTAAGTGGTATTGCGCGATTGATTTGTTTGGCTAATATGGTCGCATGAGCGAAACAGCGACTGGCCTGATGGGCGAGTACATTGCGGCGGCAACGGTATTGCAGTTTGGGTTTAAGGTTAGCCTAGCCCAGCAGGATAAGGTTGACGCCGTGTTTTGGGATGACGCAAATGACTTTTACAGGGTTCAAGTTAAGACTGCGAGTTTATCTGCGGAACGCGGGAACCGCGCTCCGGTGTACCACTTCCAGCTTGGCCACGGATGTAAGACTAAACATTTACCGACTGAGGAAGACTATGACTTATTATGCCTTGTCGGCGCTGAACATCGGCGCACGCTGTGGATGCCAATCTGGTCGGTGCGCCAATATACGAAGCGCGTGCAAGCCAAGCTACTTGATGAGGCTGAGGCGGAGCGCGCGTCGTTTTTTAAGGCGATTGAAACGGTAAGGCAGGTTAGAGATGGACGTCGACAAGCTCAGAGAAGAACTAATTTACGATGAGGGCGTGCGGCTCGACGTGTATCGTTGCACCGAGGGTTACCTGACCGTCGGCATCGGCCACAAGATAATCGACGGCGACGCCGAGTACGGCAAGCCAGAGGGCTACACGATCACCGAAAAACGCATGAAGCAGTTATTCGATCTGGACATTGCGGTGGTGCGCGAGGATTGTCACCGGCTCTATGACGACTTCGACGACCTGCCAGAAGAGGCGCAACGCATCATTGCGAATATGATGTTTAACCTTGGCCTGCCGACGATGAAAAAGTTTCGGGGCATGAAGCGTTGCGTCGACGAGCGTAATTGGTCTGGCGCCGCCGACGAGATGGTCGACAGCCGCTGGTATGAGCAAGTCACAAATCGGGCTAACCGGCTGGTCAAGCGCATGAGGGCGTTGGCTGATGGCTAAGGCGATAACCGAATATAAGATAATCCCGCGTCTGATGATGCTGGCATTTACGCTGATGGCGTGGAACGTGTGCGACTGGTTTATGGGGCTGGGCGCTGAGGCGACCACCCAGCAGACGGCTTTTGTGTCGACCATAGTCGGCGCGGCCACCGGCGCCTTTGCCGTGTGGGTTGGATCGGAGAGCAAATAATGATTACAGCACTGATACCTGCCGTTAGCGGCATCCTCGACAAGTTTATCCCAGACGCCGACACAAAGAACAAGCTGGCGCACGATCTCGCCACAATGGCCGAGAAACACGCGCAGGAGCTTGCTCTGGCGCAGATAGAGGTGCTGAAGGCGGATGCCAAGGGTAACTGGTTCCAAGCAAGCTGGCGCCCCCTTATAGGCTGGATATGCGGCCTGTCGCTGGGCATTAACTATATGGTGTCGCCTATCGCGGCTGGGTTTGGCGTCGCAATCCCGCAGGCTGACATGTCGGTGATGATGCCGCTGATGTTTGGCATGCTCGGGATTGGCGGCATGCGGTCATTCGACAAGGCGAAGAAAATCGACACAAAGTAAAACCCCCCGCCGAAGCGAGGGGTCAGGGAGAAACTGTCGTTTAGTATTCGCCGGTGCGTCGCTTGGCGTAAAAATTATCAACGTGAAGCTGGCGCGTCATGTCGCACCGAATTTTGCGACCCTTAGACCCGTTGAGTATTTTCTTTAATTCAGACACCTCGCGACCGGATATTTTAGAAATTTCAGATATGGTGATTTCCAAGTCAGTGTCGTAAAGGTCAATGATCTGTTGGTTGTTCATTCTTTTCCCCTGTTCTATATCTGCGGCGGTATGTGTCGCCGGTCTGCATGTTTTCAAACGTGACGGTGTAGCCGTCGCCCAGCTCTTCGACGTAACGCACTAGCACGCTGATCTGACGGCCTCGATCGTCGACCAGCCACGCCCACTGGCCGACAGTGTACGGGACGGCGCTCACTGCGCCGCCACATATCTGCCAGTGTCTGCTACTTCTAAATCACGAATTTCGGCTTCGGCAAATTCGTAATCTTCTACATATGCTTTACGGCAATCTGACAAAACGTCAGCAATTACGCCACCGCGAAATGTGTATTCTTCGCCAAGGCGCGTCTCAATAGTGGCGACAACACCCTCGCCGTCAAAGTCTGTAAGAACGCCAACCTCAGAACCACCTTCAAACAAGCCCCAAATTGGAACGCCTGCTTCAACCCGCTTTGCTACAAAATCAAACATTTTTAACTCCCTTGTTTTGACTACCCTACTTATATGGCATGCTATCACAATAATATCAACCCCCATAATGCAAAAAAAAGACCCCCGCCGAAACGGGGGCCAGTCGTTGAAATATCGGGTGGGAGGAAACCCGACGCGACTACAGTAACCGAAAGCCGCGCGCGATGCCAGCAGTCTTTTCTGCGGCGCCGCGCTTGACCAGCGCGTTCATGTATCTGGCGCACTGCGTCATCGACTTGCCGGTCTTCTCGGCCAGCTCACGGATCGACGGGTAGTAGCCGTACTTGCGGTGAAACCGCGCTATCACCAGCCGCATGTTGTGCTGTTTCGGCGTCAGCGGCACGTCAATCATCACGCACCTCTTTTACCGTCAGCGTGGTCTGGCGAACCGTGCGGGCTGGCTTGCCGGGTGTGGCTGGCTTGGGCGGCTGTGCCTTGAACTGCCGCATAGGCCAGCGCACCGAGTATTTGGTATTGCCGACGATGCCGGTAGCCTGCTCGTGACTGCCCATAAACTCTTTCAGCGCCGCCTCAGCCTCGTCGATGTCGGCCTCGGCCGCACGCTTGGCGT